CATCAATCACATAGCCTCTGACCTGAGGCTCGTGATATCTAGGCCCAGTCCTCTCGGTATCATACCCGAGTACACTGTGCCTGCCCAGCACCGGAGAGGATGGAAGTACAACCGGGAAGTAACGAATTACCCCACGGATGTACTCATCCAGCCATTTCACTGTCTGCCAGTAACCAGCCCAATAAAGCTGGTTACGAAGCTCGACAATAGAAATGACTCCGGCCGCGTCTGTCCGTTGGGCAGGGAATGGTCTACGCACCTTGACAATTGAAACGTCAAGGCCATCGTAGTATTCCTTGCCGCAAGACTCACGGAACCTTCCGGTCCAGTAAGACTTGCCAACGTTAACTTTCGCACCAAAATGCGAAAGCACGCTGACAACGGAACGCACATGATCTACAGGGATAATGATATCATCCCCGTAGACACGCACCCGGTCCACGTAATGTTTGACATCACGTGGGCCCAGTGTTGTGCTGAGCGATTGTTCTATCCCTAGGAAGATCAATGTCGTAAAGACCATTGCTTCCATGGGAAAGCACAATGCTGAACCCATACACGCGAACTTGGCCATGCGAAGTACACCATGACCAGGTACGTCAGCCTTCCGCGATCTGCTAGCATCCACGGCCGCATGCAAACTCGGCCATTGGATAAGCATTTCACGTACGAGCTGATTCGAGACACGATCGGATGCTTCGCTCATATCAAGCGTAGCTAGCTCTCCCGAAAGAGAGCCAATCTGAGCAAGACGTTGGTTAGGCGTCTGGTCAGAAAAACCGATGAGTTGAGAGAGAAGGTCATCTCCCTCAATCTCCCGATAGATCAAGCGACGGATCAACTGCTGTGCGTACTGCATAGCTGTCGGTTCCATCCCAATGATTCTCGGAGTCTTGAGCGTCTTAGGTACGGTGATAACCTTAACGGGTATCTCCGCGCCGGGTTCGAGGATGTCCACGTCTGCCAATTGGTCATAGTAACGCCAATTGGGAAGGAGAAACTCTCCAGCTGGAAAGATTCTCTCCAGACGCTCGGTCCAAGTTCTCAGTCGATATTTCTCATTACCAATGAGACGATCTGATGTCGAACCTGGACCATGTGCTGGGACGAGATCCAAATCCCAATAGATCTGATGATCTATCCGGGTAAGGAATCGTCCGAACAACATAGATGACATACGACGAAACGCCTCCAAATCAATGGGGGTCCGAAGCATGTCAGCTGAGCGAACATCCTGCTCACACTCGACAAAACCATCGATAGCATCCTTGACCCTAGCATCGCTGCAAGGGAGAAGGATCTTGCTAAACATCAGCGTTAGCTGACGGATAGCAAGAATTGCATCTATGTCAGGATTGCCGAGCAGCACTCCACTGTTTCGGTCGAACACACGATCGAGGAAACCTCCGAGAAATCGGGGGAGCCCTCCTTTCCACTGGAAACCAGTGAAAAGACGTCGATCGACATACCCAAGGTCTAGACTTTTTTGGAAGTCCTTTCCGAAGGTAGGTAGGGTTATCGTCAAAAACGACAACCCCTCATGTTCGAACCGGCACTCGACTTTTTTGAAGTCGAGGGTGGCGCTAGTGCAGCATCTGGTCGCAGACTCGTCTGCAACCTTCTTCCAGAGCAACAGTAGGCTTTTCAGAAGCCCTCCTTAATAGGGGGTCACTTCATCCTAGTCTACAGCGTAGCTCACCTGATGAACCTGAGAATGCCTTAAAGCACAATCAGGGCATCAGCCAGAATTGCAAGGATGAGAATCCACATGAGAACCAGCGCAACCAGCGCCAGACCCATGAAGAAATCCCAATCCTCGCGATTCAGCTCTCACCTCCAAGGAGCTTGGTGATGAGGGCATCCGAAGTGGCGGTAAACGCGGCTTTGAAGCCAGCGTAAATCGCCAACGCCTCGGTATTCGTG